TGCAGCCCTTGCCGGGAGGGCAGGGCCGGCACTTGTCCGTCACCAGCAGGTAGTCGCAGGTCTTTGTGTCCTTGCAGTAGAAGCGGCAGTCCTCGCAGTATTCGTTCACCAGCTTGTCCATGTGCTGCGGCAGCTTCCGCCCCGCCAGCTTGTATGGCTTAAAGCCGTCTGTCACTTTTCGCATAGTCCTCTTTCCTCCAGGATATCCTTTACCGATTGCAGCGCCCGCCCGTGGATGTAGGTCACATTTCGGTATGTACAATGCAGCTCCAGAGCGATCTGCTCCCAGCTTTCATACAGCAGGTACCGCTTGTTCAGCACCGCCGCCTGGTCTGCGTCCTTCACGGCAGCCAGCACCGCGCCGATCTCCCGCTTTTTGCCGATGTAGGCGTCCACCTTGCTGTTGATCTCGTTCTCCAGGTCCACGATCCGGGCGATGGCGTCCCCGATCTTGTCGTGGTTTCCGCCACCTCCGCCCCCCGGCTCCTGTTTCCAGGTCGCCGTGATTTTTGTCGTCATGGCCCGAAGCTGGGCCACCTGCTCCAGCAGGCTCTCGATGTTCACGTCAATGCGTTTCGCCTGGAGCAGATAGTCTTTCACGTCCTCCATTTGGGACACCTCCTTCTATTTGTAATGCTCCGCCGGACTGCAGCCTGTTGATGGCTTTCTGCAGCGGCAGGGATATCTGCTGCTGGGTCTTTTCCCGCTCCGCCAGGTTTTCATACACCATGCGGAAGTTGGCCCGATCCGTGGCGATGTTCTCCGACATACAGATCTCCCGGAAGCCCACCCGCTCCACCGCCTTGCGTGTCAGCGGGTCCATGCTGGCCAGGGCAGCGCCGGGGTTATACATCCCGTACATACGAATCGCCCGCAGCACCTGCTCCCAGCCGTCGCCCCAGCCCGGGATCTCTCCGTGGGTCACGGAAGCGGCAGCCTCTCGCCATTCTGCGATGGACGGCGACCACTTGTTGGTCTCTGCCCACTTCTGCAGGGCCGCTTTGGCGACAGGGTAGGGGAGATCGCCCAGGGCTTCATACCACAGCGCCATCGCCTCCCGGTTGGGCAGCAGCTTGTCCTCTTTGGGGTAGTAGGTGCGCAGGGCCTGGGCCAGCAGCGCAAACTCTTGTTTGGTCATGGGTTTTCGCTCCAATCTGCGGCCATTTTATAGAACTCGTTCAGCTCATCGGCCTTTGTCGGTTTTTGATACCAGCCTTTTTTTGTTGGCTTTCCTTTCAGCCGGTCCCACATGATGCCCTTCCAGCCGCTTGCCATGCTGTCATCGATCAGCTCACAGACGGCCTGCTCTCCGTAGGTAAAATAATTGTTTTCCATCTTGCGAAGCAGGGCTTTCATGCCGACCTCTTGATAACTTTCCCGGCGGCCTATCTTGTAGGTGATCCACTCCTCCATTTTGGCCTTTAGAAGATCAGAAGCGGCATACTCGGGAAGAAGCCGCAGAAAAAGGGTCCGGGTGTTTTCTTTTACACTCTTATTATCTTTTTCTATATCTATATCTTCTTCTTTATCTATATCTCTTTCTGCCTGGCTAACATTAGTTTTACTGTTAGTTTTACAGGCTGGGCCACTTGTTAGGGCTTTCTGTTTCTCCCGGTATTCCTTCATGTAGTTCCGCATATATTCCTTTTTGGACTCCAGCCGGTCCAGGTTTTGATGCTTCCCCCAATTCGGAATGGTGATAACGCCGTCCACGATCTCGACCATGCCAAACTGCTCAAAGGTCTGGATCGCCAGCGTCACAGTCGCCTCCTTCATGCGGAAAATGGTCGCCAGCATCTTGTCCGTGTAGGCGACGCGCCCCAGCATGAAAACGCCGCTGTTGTTCTGCTTCCCGGCCAGGCAAAGCAGCTTAAACCATACCGTGATAATTGCGTATGCGTCCGGCAGGCTTTCGATCAACAGGATTTTTTCATCGTCGAAAATATCCGTGGTGATCTTGATCCATTTCACCTCTGCCATATAATCATCCCCTCGCTTTCTGCGGCAGCCGCTGCCGGCTCTTGCCGGCTTTCCGCATTGCCTCCAGTAAATAGTCCGCGTCCGCGTCCGTCAGTACATGGTACCAATCGGAGCGGAAGAACTTCTCCAGGGCGTAGATCTTGCCCTGGATGTATACGTCCTCCGGCCGCTTCCGCCGGGCCTTGTCCAGCGCCATATAGTCGTTGAGCGCCTGTATCACAATGGCGTTGGCCAGGTTTTCCCAGGGCTGTCGGTCGTTCATCATAGCTTGATACCCCGCACGCACTTGTCGAAGTAGGCCACGGCCACGGCAAAAGCCTGCCACACGTCGGCGTTGAAGCCGTAAAAGAAGCCCGGCGCCTTTTTGGTGCCCTTGCCCCGGTTTGGCTGCCCCGGGGCGAAGCGATCCACCAGCGCCTGGATGATGTTGCTGTCCTTTGCCTGCATGGTGCCGCACAGGTACAGCTTTTCCTCCCGCCGGTAGATCAGCTCCACATTCCCGCCGTCGCGGATCGCCGCCTCCATAAAGCGCCCGATCCAGACGCAGGTCTCGAACACTTCCGCCCCCACCGGCATCCCGTAGCTGGCCACCATTTCCAGGGCCAGCTTGGTGCCCCGGTGCTGCCAGATGATACCCAGCAGGGCGTCGTTGTCCACCTTGCCCTTTTCCACCACCTGCCGGATCTCGACGCCGTCATGCTCCACCACAACGTAGCCGCTTTGGGTGTTGCCCGGGTCAATGGCGATTATCCGCATGCCGCCGCCCCCTTAAAACGGCAGATCGTCGTCAGAGCCAGCGTCGGTAAAGTCACCGGCAAAGTGATCTGCAGCCTGCGGCTTCTCGCGCTTGCTGTCGGCAAAGTAGACCTCATCGGCCACCACTTCCACGGCCTTGCGCTTCTGGCCGTTGCGGTCCTCATAGGAGCGGGTCTGCAGCTTGCCGCAGACTACCATCTGCTGGCCCTTGTGGAAATACTTGCAGACAAACTCCGCCGTTTTTTCCCATGCCACCAGGTCGATAAAGTCCGCCTGGGGCTGTTCGCCCGCCTTTGCGTAGCGGTTGACTGCCAGGGTAAAGCTGCACACAGCGGTGCCGCTGTTGGTCCGGCGCAGCTCGGGATCGGCCACCATACGGCCCATCAAAATGGCTTTATTCAGCATTGTTTTTTCCTCCGTTTATAAATAGTTTTTTCCAAAGTGATTGATAAAGTCCTCGGTGCTCCAGCGGTAGCGCTCCATCGCCGCCGCCTGGGCTTTCCGTTTCAGCCAGTTGGCCGTGGCGCTGTCCCGGTGCGCCGCTTTCCGGCCGTTTTGGTGGCAGGTGGGGCACAGGTGACACCACATACCCAGCCGCTTGCTCTTTTGCCGCAGGGGCCCGCCGAAAACCTCGTGCCGGTGGTTGTGGCCATAGTAGCCGCAAATGTAGCACCGGCTGTCCTTCTGGAGCAGGCTCTTGGCGTAGCCGTTCCTGTCCAGCTTCTCTCCGAACTCATTTTTCACGGCCCCACTCCACCTCCATCTTCGCCAGCTCCAACGGTGTCAAAGTTTCGATCCCCAATTCCTTGGCCTCATACACCGTGCCCTCGATCAGTTGGGCCATCTCAACAGTATCCAGGGTGTGGGTCTGCTTGTAGAACAGGTAGCAGTTGTACCGCCGCCCGTCCAGCACCTTCTCCTGGTACCATTTGGCGTAGGGGTAGAAGTCCAGCACATTGGCACTCACCGGGAGCATGGCCCCCAGGGTCTTGCCGTCCTCGTCCCGGGCCAGGGTGCCGTATTCCAGCACCAGGGATCGCTTCACCTCGGTGTCACCCAGGTTCTGCTTCGCTGCGATCTTGTTCACCAGCACATGGAAATAGGCATTGGCATCCAGGCTCCGCCGCTGCCGGTACTGCTTGATCTCGGCCACATACCGCTTGCCCTCGGTCACTTCCTCACAGGCGGCCTGCGCCGCTTCCCGGTCCCGGACTTTCAGACAGAGCCAGGCCCCGTCCTGGTCCATCGACCAGCGGATGCCGTCAAAGGGTACCGTCCGCACCGGCGCTCACCGCCTTTTCCGCCTTTTCCGCCGCTGCCGCCTCGCCGCAGCAGTCAAAGCACAGCTCCATGCCCCAGCGGTCCCGGGCGTACTTGGCGATCTCCAGGGCCGGCCATACCTTGCCGCTTGCCTTCAGGCCATCCTTGATCGGCTTGCCGCAATGGGCGCAGCGCTTGAAGCTGTTCACCATCACAGGCTTCTCCTCGGCCTTGTGGGCCTGCTGGGCGGCTTCCTGGCGACTGTACTTGGTGCTGTCCTTGTCCCAGTAGATGTCCGCCGCAAAGCCCAGAGCCTTGCAGGCCACGCTGATGGCGTCGGTGTAGGCCATCTTGTAGGCCTCGTCATTGCTGGCCAGGCTGCCACGCTGGGTGTCCACCAGCATACTGCCGCCGATGCCGAACACCGGGTCGCTCCACTCGCCGTTCTGCTTGTACCGCAGGCTCAAGCTGCACCAGGCGATCACCTCGCCGTTGGCTCCGGGCGTGGTCCAGAACTGCTCGTTCTCGGTCTTCCAACCAATGCCGCAGGGGCCGAACTGATTGGTCAGCTCCTTGATGCGCCACATGGGGTTGATGTCGGTCTTGCCCTTCAGCTTGCCGGCCTGGATCGCCCGCTGTGCTTCCTTGGGGCAGCTCCGCACCGCCTCGTAAATGCTCATGTTGTTCATTTACTCGTCCTCCTCATTAAATGCAGCCAGGAAGCCGCTGACATTCGGCAGAGCGTCCAGGCTCCACTTTGCCACCAGCTTGACCGGGTAATACCGGGTGCCCTGGTAATCCTTTTTCGCCGCTCCATTCAGAAAGAAAAAACGATCCTCCTCCGTCAGCGGCCTTGTGCGGTTGAAGCCCCGGAAACCCTCAAATGTCCCGGCGTCAAGGTCGATGACCCAGGCCCATTCGCAGAAAAGGCTGTCTGCCGCAAACTCGATGCGGTCCTGCAAGGCCAGGCCGTTCTCGCTTTCATTGACCAGTCGCAGAATGTCGGCGCAGGTGTCACGGGATAGCTCTGGATATACCCTCTGCCAGTTCAAAAGCTCGCCGGCGTCGATCTTGTCATTGATAGCAGCGATTTCCTTCTCGGTGATCCATCGGCACTTGCTGACCTTTTCGGCGAAGGCCGCCCGGGCTCCGGGGGCTGCGATAGATCGCGCAAAGTCCAGGACTGTTGCCCCCTGGCCCTCGGGGTAGCCGTCCCATTGGCCGTACTGGGCGATCTTGTATTCGCCGCCGTAATATACGGCAGTCAGATTTCTGGTTCCCATCTCACTTGCCCTCCTTCACGCTCACGGTAAAAGCCGCTTCCGTCTGGTACGGCTCCACGCCCTCCGGGATCTCCCCGGTCTCCTTGATATACGCCTTGACCTCGGCCCACCCGGCCTTGCGGGTCACCTTGACAGCATCCGGCAGGTGGCTCTCGCACCAGGCCAGCAGCGCCGCCTCATCCCGCTTGTAGTCCATGCCGGCGGGCTTCCGCACCAGCTCCCCGGACGGCAGGCTGTACTTCTCGATGCCGGTCTTGGTCACCCGGCGCTCCTGGGTGTCGAAGTATTCCTGCAGCAGGGCGCTCATGTAGGAGATGGTGCCCTCGGCCTCCTTACGGACGGCCTCCAGCTTCTCCTGGTAGAATGCCTCCCACTTGCGCAGGTCTGCGTTGGCCTGGGCGATCTTGCCCATTGCCCACTCGGCCATTTGGTCGTTGTGGATCACAAACCGCTCCCTCTCGGCAGCGGGATCATGCTCAAAATCAAACATCTATCCTCGCTCCTCTCTTGCATCTCCGGCCCATTGTTCGGCCATAGCCCGGGCCACGCCGTTAAAGCTCTTGCTCCTGTTTCTCGCCCGGTCTTTCGTAAACAGGCCCCGGTGCTTGTCCCCGTGCTTTTTGCTGTACGATCCAGACGGGCAGTATGTGGCCACCGGCACGACCGGCTCCACAGGCACCAGGGGCTGCAGGTTTTTCAGCCACAGGCAGGTCGCCTTTGTGTACGGGTGCTCCTCGCCGTAAAAGTCATGGGGCTGGAGCTTTTGGGTGTACTGCGGAAGCTCATAGACCCGGCTCGGGATCGGGTTCTCTACCGCAATACGCGGGCAGTCCGCATTGTAAAAGGCCATAAAAAAGGCTTTTGCCTCCAGGCCCTTTTGATACCGCTCCTCATTCAGCACGCCGCCCTTCCACAGATGCCGCGCCCCGGCGTTTGATAGGAAGGTGCAGGGCGGGTGGGCGATCAGCATATCCCACGGCCCATCGATCTTGTGCAGGGTCCCGTCGCAGGTCACAAAGCTGCAGTTTCCGTTGATCAGCGCCAGGGCGTCCCATCGGATGTGCCACTCGGGATGTCCGCCGCTCTGGTCGAGGATGTCGCAGGAAAAGGCGTTATGCCCCAGTTTCCGCAGCCAGATGGTTTCGGTCTGGCTTTCCTCGCAGGCTACCAAAATATTCATCTATGTATCACTCCCTTAATTCACCAGCCAGAAACTCAACTCGCCTGGCAAAAACTCAACTCACCAGGCGAAAACTCAATTCACAAGGTGAAAACTAAAGCCGAACAGGCCCAGGCTCACCAGGCAGCGCACCGCGCCGGTGCCCAGTTCCACGTGGCCCATGTCCACGGCACCCATCGTGCCCAGCATGAACAGGAAAGACAGGCCGGCCACGGTCCACAGGCCAAAGCGCACGATCCGGCGCAGGATGTTCTCAAATCTCTTTGTCATGGTGTTTATCCTCCATTTCGTAAATAACGCGCACGCCCATTTGGTCGGCGTACAATTCCACCAGCAGGGCCAGCAGCTCGGCTCCGTTTGGCTTTTTCATTTGTTCGCCCTCCTGGTTCTATTTATCGAACTTTTGCGGTAAAAAAATATGCGGGGATCTCGCCCAGCTCGATGTCCAGGCAGTCCGGCTGGATGATGCGGTGGATGTCGTCGGCGGACCATGGCGTCTTATTGTTGAGCCTGTCAGACACGCCAGACGCAGGAATGCCCACCGCCGCGGCGAAGTTTGCGCAGGTGCCGTACTTCTCGATGATGCGGCCGCGCAGTTTGCTAAAATCAAAAGCCATATGTTTGCCTCCTTTCGTAGTTCGATTTTTAGAACTTGCATTGTTATATTACAATAGCTTTTTTCGCCTGTCAATATCTTTTTTCGATTTCGCCGAACTTTTTTCTTGAAAGGTTCTATTTCTGTGCTATAATGGGTTTGATAGGAGGTGCCTATATGGATAAGAAGGGAAACGGAAAAGCTGCAGAACTGCGCACCCGCCTGCGGGAAGCGTTGGACCGGCAGGGCATGAAGGCCATAGAATTGAGCGAAAAGACCGGCATTCCAAAGTCCATGGTCAGCTATTATCTGTCTGGCAAGGCTGTGCCGAAGTCTGACCGGGTGTATTTGATCTCCCAGGTGCTGGACGTTTCCGAAGCATGGCTGCTCGGTTATGATGTGCCAATGAACAGGACTCCAGAACAGAAGAAAAACGACGCCATTGTTGACGTCGTTTCAAGGTTGCGGAAAGATCCGGAGTTTTTCGATGTTGTCTCTATATTGGCAGACCTGCCGGCGGATCAATACGCCAGCATCAAGTCCTTAATTGCCGCACTCGGTCAGAAGTAGCTTGTAGACCAGGTCCAGCAGATCAGCGTCGCTGCAGCTCTCGACCATTCGGATTATTTCTTCTCTGTAGGGGATTGTCTTATTCATGGGGCATTCTCCTTTCACCGGGGCAAAAATCAAACGAATGTTCGTTTTCTGAAAACATTTTACAATGCGAACTATCCGATAAACAACCCAGAATATATTACCAATTTTATTTTACAGCAAAGGAGGTGGTGCAGACTGTCGCAGCCTGTCGATGCAGAAAAACAAAAAAGGAAGTGAGCCTATGACAACATTCGACACAAATAACGCCGTAGAGGCCGCCCAGGATGGCCGGATAGAGCCGGTGGCCGCCTATGTGCGCGTCAGCCACCAGGAGCAAAAAATGCACGGCATATCCCTGGAGGCCCAGGTGCAGAAGCTGGAGGAATACGCCGCCGCCCATAATATGAAGATCGTGGCGTGGTACAAAGACGAAGGTATCTCCGGCCGGAAGCTGATAAAAAAGCGCCCTGCTCTCCAAAGGATGATACAGGACGCACAAAGCGGTAATTTCCGCCGTATTATATTTATTAAGCTCGACCGCTATTTCCGCAGCGTGGCGGAGTTTCACGAATGCCAAAAGCTGCTGGATGAAGTCGGGGTAACCTGGACCGCCACAGAGGAAAAATACGATATGGCAAGCGCCAACGGCCGCGCTTTCGTGAACATGAAGTTGACCATTGCGGAGCTGGAGGCGGACCAGGGCGGGGAGCGCGTTAAGATCGTCAACGAATACAAGATCAAGGCCGGCCTGCCGCTGTTCGGTGACCAGTCCATGCCGTTCTGTTATGCCGTCGGCCAGCCGGAGCCGGGGGAGCGGCACAAATATGTTGTAAAGCGCAACCAGGAGATCATGGAGGACTTGATCGCCCATGTTATGGTCAACCATTCCGTCCGGGCCGCCCTGCGATATATCAACAATAAATACGACGCGGCCTTTGGGTATAATCAAATTATGAACGCCCTGCGCAACCCGATGCTGTACGGCTTCTATAAAGGCAATCCAAACTACTGCCCGCCGTATATCACCAAAGATATGTTTGACAAGCTGCAGGCCATCATCAAGCGCAACCCGCGGTCGTCCGATAACGAATACACTTATATTTTCACCGGGCTGATCCGCTGCCCGGAATGCGGCACGCGCCTGGGCGGCACCATGCACATGAACAAAAAGAACGGTAAAACCTATATATACCGCAGCTACAGATGCACCAATAACCGCCTAAACCACCGCTGCAGTTTTAACAAAAGCGTCATGGAAAAAAGGATGGAGACCCTGCTGCTGGATAACCTGGAGGACATCATCGCCGGCCAAAAGGTCAAAAGCGTGGAACTCCGGGAAAAGCACGACCGGGTCAAAAAGTACAACCTGCCGGAGCTGCAGGCGGAGCTGGAGCGGCTCAACTATTCCTGGCAAAAGGGCCGGATCAAGAGTGCGGAGGAATACGACAAAAAGTACGACGCCGTCATGGAAAAGATCAACGCCGCCCACGCCGAACATGACGAACTCACAGCGGAGCCGGACTATGAAAAAATCCAGGCCGTGCTGACCTCCGACTGGAAAGAGATATACACCAGCCTGGACCTTGAACACAAACGCGCTTTCTGGCGCTCATTCATCGACGAGATCCATGTAAACTGGACAACCAAAAAGAAAGAGATCACCGACGTTATATTTTTTTGACCATTTCGTAGTACTTATTCCTCGTACCGTTCGCTGCAAGAAATAAGTACAACAACACAAAACAGTAATAAAATCAGCATCGACAAGTCCTCCACGGTGTAGTGGTAACATTATACGCCATTCTCCGGCGGAAGGATATGCGCAAAATAACCAAAACAGGCATAAAAAAGAGCCGGGGGCATTACGCCTCCGGCTTTTCCTGTTCTTCCGGCGCGGACAGGGCTTTGCTCATCCGCAGATACTTCCGGCCCAGCAGGGCGCAGGGCGCGCCGATCAGCAGGAAGATCCACCCGCCAAAGGCCACGGTGGGCAGGCCGATTACGGCGCACACGGCAGCGATGATCCACATCAGCACGCCGCACACCTTGTAGGTCCGGGCCGACGGCAGCCGGCTCCCGGTGCTTTTCCCGCTTGTCCGTTTCGCCCTGCCGCTGCTGCTGGAATACGACAGGCCGGTGCCTGGGATGCCGACGGTGGAAGTCCGCCGGCCGGAAGTGCTGGCCGTGAAGCGGGCGCCCTTGCCGCCGATGGACACGCTGGCGCTTTTCTTGCCCAGGTTGACCCGCACGCCTGGGGCCACCTTGAAACTCTTGCGGAAACGAAAACCCATAAAACCGACCTCCGTTTTTTGGTCACATTATACACCCGGCACCGGCTCCGGCGCAATACGCATTTTCTGAAAACATAAAAAAAGAGGGGGAGCGCGATGCTCCCCCTTTTCTTATCTCAGATACTTTTTACTGCAAAAGCCCGTCTGTCCGGTGCTGTCCTTGACCAGCAGCCAGACGGTGGAGCCGTTTTTGGTGTAGTAGCCATAGCAGCGCACCCTTGCGCCGCCGGCCAGCACCTTGACGATCTGCTTGTCAGTTCCGGCCCCGGCACGCATATTCAGCGCCGTGGTGGTGGTATAGCTTCCGGCCTGGTTTTTGTTGTAGGACTGCGCATAAGCGATTTTCAGCCCCTCTGTGGCCTTGCTTGCGTAGTCTGGGCGGGAATACCCCCGGATATACCGCTGGCCCACAGACAGGCTGCGGCGGCCCACGGCGTTGCTTTTGTTGCCCTCGATGACGCGCACGGTGTCGCTGGACACGCTTTCCACGATGCCCACATGATCCGGCCAGCCGGTGCAGTCGCCGCTGCCGCTGTCGTCCCAGTCGTAGAATACCACGTCGCCCACGCCGGGACAGTAGCGGTCATCTTCCACAAAGCGATCCAGCGCGTCGTACAGCTTCACCATTTCGCCGCAGCCGCACTCCGTCGGTGCAATGTCCGTCAGCCCCGCCTTGATGAAGCAGGCGG